GTTCAAACTCCTGAAAGCGATCATCAGGGATTACCTGCCGCCGGATTACTCTTACGTCCCTGATAAGGGAACTCCGAAAGCCAAGCAGTCTGACTACGACATTGTCGAAGTAATTCCAGTCAGCGATCCGAACGCGGCCACGATGGCGCAGCGGATCATGCAGTACCAAGCGGCACTGCAATTGGCTCAGGGCGCACCACAGATCTACAACTTACCCAAACTCCATCGGCAAATGTTGGAGGTTTTGGGGATCAAGAACGCGGATCAGTTGGTTGAACTTCCGGAAGATCAGAAACCACGAGATCCTGTAAGCGAAAACATGGGCGCTCTGAAGGGAGAGCCGATGAAGGCGTTTATCTATCAGGATCATGACGCTCATATCGCCACCCATACGGCATTCATGCAAGACCCCATGATTGCGCAGACCATCGGACAAAACCCGATGGCTCAGCAAATCATGGCTTCAATCCAAGCGCATATTGCTGAACACCTGGGCTTCTCATACCGCAAACAGATTGAAGAACGTCTTGGCGTACAAATGCCTGCGCCTAACGTGACGCTTCCTGAAAACATGGAGGTTCAATTGTCGCGTTTAGTGTCCCAGGCTGGACAGCAGTTGACTCAGGCACACATGCAACAGGCAGCACAACAGCAGGCTCAACAGCAAGCCCAAGATCCGCTAATTCAAATGCAGCAGATGGAACTGCAGTTGAAGGCAGAAGAGTTGAAGCGTAAGGAAGCTGACAGCCAACGTGACTTCCAAATTGCTCAAGGAAAGCTGCAGATCGAGCAAGCGCGTTTGCAGTTGGAATCACAACGTAATCAGGGTGAGCCTCCAGAACTTAAAGCGATGAAGGTCCAGCAGGAACTTCAACACAAAGAACAAGCTCATCAGCAAAAGTTGCGACAGCAAATGGAGCAGAGTGCAATGAAGCTGCGGCAACAAGCAATTCAATCGGCACAAAGTAGAGCAAAACAAAGTAGACCTAAGGAGTAATTTATGGGAGCCACTGCGTTTGACGTGGTTTTGAAAGAACTTGAAGAGCGGCGCAATGATATTGCGCAGGCTCTTATCTCAGGTGCGGCAAAAGATTTCCCTGAGTACCGAGCATTGTGCGGCGAGATCCGAGGTCTATCGTTCGCGCATTCCTTTGTTAACGACCTCGTGCGAAAACTGGAGCGATCTGATGAGTGAAATTCTTCTTGCGTCAACAGAAGATTCTGACCCCACCGTACTACCTGAAACCCCCGAAGAAAGAGCCCGTCAAGTCCCTGATCCGGCTACTTATCACATCCTTTGTGCTCTTCCCAAGGTGGATGATAAGTATGAGTCTGGTATTGCAAAAGCAGGGCAGACCATGCACTTTGAAGAAGTGTTGTCGCCAGTTTTGCTAGTGATCAAGATGGGTCCGGATGCATACAAAGATCCCTTGCGGTTCCCAAGTGGTCCGTCTTGCAAACTTGGTGACTTTGTGTTGGTTCGACCCAACACAGGCACCCGCATCAAGATTCACGGGCAAGAGTTTCGTCTGATCAACGACGACAGCGTTGAAGCTGTTGTTCAAGATCCGAGGGGGATCCAGCGTGGCTGAGTACACCGAGGATGAAGAGCAGTTTGTTTGCGGTGTAACGGACGATTACGCTTGGTATGAGTTGACGGAAATGAAGAAAAAGCTCCATGAGCTTGCCGCCAGATGCGAAAACCTTGAGAAAGTTCTGAAGGCGCGTTCATCTGAGGTTTCAAATTACGTTCAGTACCTCGAAAGCAAAGTCCGCATGCTCAAAGAGCTTGTGCCGCAGGACGATAAGGAGTAAGAAATGGACACATTTAAGTTTCCGCACGAAACCGAGGCAGAGCAAGCAAAGCCCGCCGAGGAAAAGATTGAGTTTGAGGTCGAAGGTGAAGCTGAAGTTGAGGTTGTTGACGATACGCCTCCGGAAGATCGCGGGCGAAAGCCGATGAAAGATCCTCCTGAAGATGTTACGGACGAGGAGCTTCAGCAATATAGCGATGGCGTCAAAAAACGCATCCAACATTTTTCCAAGGGCTATCACGAAGAGCGCAGGGCCAAAGAAGCGGCAATGCGTGAAAAAGAAGAGGCTTTGCGTTTAGCACAGTCTCTTATTGAGGAGAACAAGAAACTCCAAAGTTCGGTTGGACAGAATCAAACTGCCCTGCTAGAACAAGCTAAAAAGGTTGTTGCTGCTGAGGTTGAGAAGGCTAAACAGAAGTACAAACAGGCTTATGAGTCTGGTGACTCTGAGGCTTTGGTGACGGCGCAGGAGGAATTGACTGCAGCAAAAATCAAAGCAGAGCGGGTGAATAACTTTAAGCCGCCTGTTGCAAAGCCGCCAGAAAATGTGATACAACCCGCTCCAAAGCCGACTGAGACATCTGTCGAGGTTGATCCTAAAGCCCGTGCGTGGCATGACGCCAATCCGTGGTTTGGGCCTAACCGCAAAATGACAGCGCTGGCTCTGGCGGTTCATCAAGACCTTGTGGAAAACGGAGTAAGCCCGACAAGTGATGAGTATTACCAGAAGTTAAATTCTGAAATACGTCAAGTTTTCCCAGAAGCGTTTACCTCTGAGAAGACAGCGAAAAAGTCAAATGTCGTCGCACCCGCTACCCGCAGCACAGCGCCCAAGAAAATCGTGCTGACGCAAACACAGGTCAATCTCGCCAAACGGTTAGGCGTTCCTTTGGAAGCCTATGCCCGACAGGTTGCGGAAGAAATGAGGAAACAAAATGGCTGAACGAACCCCCCGAGAACAAGAGACTCGTGCTAAGGCTGAGCGTCCCAAGCAGTGGATGCCGCCGACGGCATTGCCCGACCCGAATCCGGAGCCTGGGTATGCCTTCCGTTGGATTCGTGTCAGTACCCTGGGGAATAATGACCCTGGGAATGTTTCCGCAAAACTCCGTGAAGGCTGGGAACCTGTCAAGGCGAGTGAGCATCCCGAGATCCAAACGATGGGGGGTGGCGCAGGCCGTTTCCCAGACAGTATTGAGATTGGTGGACTTATCCTGTGCAAAACCCCAGTTGAGCTTGTCGATCAGCGCAACAGCTTCTATCGGAATCAAGCCGATGGACAGATGTCGTCTGTAGACAACAACTTTATGCGCGAGAGTGATGCGCGGATGCCGCTCTTCAAGGAGAGGCGGTCCGAGGTGTCATTCGGACGCGGTCAGTAATCCAAGGAGTCTTAAATGGCTTATCCAACCGTGAATGGGCCCTACGGCCTGCTCCCGACCAACCTAACGGGTGGTCAGGTGTTCGCGGGTTCTACCCGCATGATCCCGATTGCCTCAGGGTACAGCGAAAACCTGTACTACGGCGATCCTGTTAAGTTCACCAGCGATGGTACGTTGATCGTCTCCGGTCTTGCGTACAACTCGGCTGCGGCGGAAGTCGGCGGTACGCTCGGCATCTTCCTTGGCTGCCAGTACAGCACCTCCGGTGGCCCGATCTATGGCCGTAATTACTTCCAATATTGGAAGACGGATACGGTCGCGTCGGACGCAGTGGCGTTTGTCTGTGATGACCCTGATGTCATCATGAAGGCAGCGATGATTGCGTACAACGCTTCCGGCACCCCTGTCATCGGCTGCGCTCCGGCTGCTGCTCTTGGCACGAACCTGACCTCGATGGCGGCTCTGACTGCTGACGACGGTACGGGCTCGAACGTCAATGGCAACAGCAATGTTGGCCTGATGTTGGCTTCCGGCAACGTGCGTCGCACCGCAACGGCTCCGTTCCGTATCGTTCAGATGGTCCCCGAGACTCGCCTGCTGGTTACCCAGACGGCGACGACCGGTAACGCCAGCACCGCTGTCACGCTGTCTGCCGCTAACGCAGATGTCAAGACTGGTATGTTGGTGACGGGGCTAAACGTCGCTGCGGGCACCTACGTGGCTGCTGTGTCTGGTACGTCCGTGACTTTGTCTGCGGCTACCAACGCGACGGCTGGTGAAACGGGCACGTTGACGTTCGACGGGTATCAAGAAGTTCTGGTTCGCTGGAACTTTGGATACCACGCCTATCAGAACGCTGTGGCGATCTAAGGAGTGAATCATGGCAATTTCACGTGCCCAACTACTTAAGGAACTCCTCCCAGGGCTGAATGCTCTGTTTGGTCTGGAGTACAAGCGCTACGCTGAAGAGCACAAGGAAATCTACGAGACGGAAACGTCCGAGCGTTCCTTTGAAGAGGAGACGAAACTCTCCGGCTTCTCGGCGGCTCCGGTGAAGAACGAAGGCCAAGCCATCGCGTATGACAATGCGCAGGAAGCCTGGACCGCTCGTTACAACCACGAGACCATCGCTATGGGTTTCTCCATCACCGAAGAGGCGATGGAAGACAACCTGTACGACAGCCTCTCGGCCCGCTACACGAAGGCTCTGGCTCGCGCCATGGCTTACACGAAGCAGGTCAAGGCTGCGGCGATCCTGAACAATGGCTTCAACTCCGCCGTAACCTACGGCGACGGTCAGGCCCTGTTCTCGACCGCGCACCCGCTGGTCTCTGGTGGCACCAACAGCAACCGCCCCGCCACCGCAGCGGATCTGAACGAGACTTCCTTGGAAGCCGCCGTTATTCAGATCTCTCTGTGGACGGACGAGCGTGGTCTGCTGATCGCTGCCAAGCCGCGTAAGCTGATTGTTCCCCCGGCACTCCAGTTCGTCGCAACCCGACTGCTGGAGACGAGTCTGCGTGTGGCTACCGCCGACAACGACATCAACGCCCTGAAGAACAACGGCTCGATCCCCGAGGGCTACACCATTAACCACTGGCTGACGGACACCAATGCTTGGTTCCTGACGACGGATGTGCCTAATGGTCTGAAGCACTTCGTGCGGGTGCCGCTGGCTACCAGCATGGACACCGACTTTGATACTGGTAACAACCGGTACAAGGCCCGTGAGCGTTACAGCTTCGGCGTGTCTGATCCGCTGGGTGCATTCGGAAGCCCTGGGGCTTGACGCCTTAAGGCTTGAAACCACAAAGGGGGCCTTGTGCCCCCTTTTGTTTTGTGCTACTCTGTTTACAGTCCAAGATCTCCACTGCTTGCTGACCGGCTTGGCGGACTGACCTCACAGACAGCAAGCGCAATTTGAGGATTCTCATCATGGGAACGACGACCTTCTCCGGGCCGGTAGTCTCTGACAACGGTTTTGTTGGAACTATTACTGGCAATATTACGGGTGATGTGACCGGTAATGTGACCGGTAATCTGAACGGTACTGTTGGCGCTACCACACCTGCAGCCGGTACGTTTACCGATCTGACCTCGACGGGTAACACTTCTCTTGGTAATGCCGGGACCGATCTAGTTGGTTTCTACGGAGCCACGCCGGTTGCGCAACCGACAACTGCTATTACTGCTGCCGCATTTTTGGCGGGAACGAGCGGTATTGCGGATGACACGGCCACCTTTGGCGGTTACACGATTGGTCAGGTTGTTGCTGCACTGAAAGACCTCGGCCTTCTGGATTGATAGGAGGGCATCATGACGATGCAAACTGACGTCAAGTCAGCGACCTGTGCTGCGGCGGCGAACACGGACGTCACGACGTTCCGCGCTCGGGTCAAAGCCATTGCCATGACGTATACAGCGTCTGCTGGTGAGATTACCATCAAGAATGGTAGCGCTGGCGTGACGCTGTTTTCGTTTACACCCGCAGCCGCAGCAGGTTCACTGTACATGCTGTTCCCCGGTCAGGGCATTCTTGCTGATACCGGCGTTTATGTCACCACGGGCACCGGCACGTCCGCGACGGTGTTCTATGGCTAAAACCCCGGCTTGGCAGCGCAAGGAAGGCCAGAACCCCAAAGGGGGACTGAATGCCAAGGGCCGTGCTTCCGCCAAAGCTCAGGGCATGAACCTGAAGCCACCACAACCTGAAGGTGGTCCGCGCAAGAAGTCATTCTGTGCCCGCTCGGCGGGGCAGATGAAAATGTGGCCTGAAGCCGCCAAAGATCCCGAAAGCCGCCTTAGGAAGGCGCGACGCGCATGGAAGTGCTGAGTCATGGATGCAACGATGTTGTGGAACTTGGTTCTGACGGTATTGCTTGGAGCGGTGGCCTTCTTCATGTCAGCCAAGTTCAAAGAATTGGATCGGCTCAGTATCCTCCTGAATAGAACACGGGAAGAAATTGCCCGGGATCACATTACTCGTGCTGAATTCCGACAGGATATGAGCAGGCTGTTTGAACGCTTTGACGCTATTGAGAAAAAGCTCGATGCGTTCCGTGATCGCAGGAGCGATTGATGCCGGTCAAGTCTGAAAAGCAGCGCCGGTTCATGTATGCGTCTCTCGCTGGCAAGACGGATGTTCCGCCGAGCGTAGCGAAGAAGTTTGTTGGTCCAAAGGCACATGCCGAAGGAGGTACCGTGAAGAAAGAATCCCCTGCAATGATGAAAAAGGAAGTGTCCTTTATGAAGAAGAAGGGCGCTCCTAAGGCGATGATTAAGCATGAGATGGCAGAAGCCAAAGGCTATGCCAAGGGTGGCGGCATCGAGTCCAAGGGTAAAACCAAGGGCAAGATGGTCAAGATGATGCACGGTGGTAAGTGCTAAGGAGTAAATGATGGATCGACCCTACACCCCTTCCCGTCCTGGCATGGTTCAGCCCGAGAGTGAACAGGGCATGTTTGAGCCGGACAAGATGCGTGAAGAACTAAAGGGCATGGCCCCTGCTGATTTGGAGCCTGCTCCGATGCCGCGCCGTCCCATGCCGCGCCGTCCCATGCCTGCCAAGAAAATGCCGCCGATGAAAAAGGCTGGTGGTGGTAATGTTAGCGGCTACGCTAAAGGTGGCAGTGTTACTCGTGCCGATGGCTGCGCCCAGCGTGGACACACCAAAGGCAGGATGGTATGAAGCCGTCACGCGGGATGGGCGCTATTCGTCCAGAGCTTATGAAGCCAAAAAAGATCCTGCGTAAAGATGCCCTAGACCCGACAAAGCTGTATGCTGAAGGCGGAAAGGTTGGGTTGTATGAAAACATTCATCGTAAACGCGCTCGTATCGCTGCGGGATCTGGTGAAAAGATGCGTAAGCCGGGTGCGACAGGCGCTCCAACGTCAGAAGCCTTCAAGCGATCAGCAATGACTGCTAAGAAGTAATCATGGCAACGAGCAACACCGCAACATTCAATCTCGATCTTGGCGAGATCGTTGAGGAAGCGTTTGAGCGCTGCGGTGCTGAGTTGCGCACTGGTTACGATCTGCGCACTGCTCGGCGTAGTTTGAACCTAATGTTTGCAGACTGGGCCAATCGAGGCATCAACCTCTGGACAGTTGGAAACGGCACGATCAATCTGACGCAAGGTACAAACACCTATCCTCTTCCTGAGGACACGGTGGATCTTCTTGAGCATGTGATCCGCACGGGCGCTGGCAATGTTAGCACCCAGGTCGATCTGACCATCACGCGAATCAGCATCAGCACCTACTCCTCCATCCCGAACAAGCTCCAACAGGCGCGGCCCATCCAATTCTGGATCAACCGCCAGCAGCCAACGCCGACCATCACAGTGTGGCCCACACCGGATCAGACGGGGGTGTATCAGTTCGTGTATTGGTACCTGCGCAGGATTCAGGACGCAGGCGAAGGCGGCACGCATACACAAGATGTGCCCTTCCGTTTTCTCCCCTGCCTTGTCTCCGGTCTGGCGTACTACCTTGCGCTGAAGATCCCAGGTGGCATGGAGCGCTTGCAGGTGCTGAAGGCTCAGTACGATGAGGACTGGGACCGGGCGAGTTCTGAGGACCGCGAGAAAGCGGCAGTGCGGTTTGTGCCGCGTCAGATGTTCATCGGTGGGTGATGTATGGCCGCGCCTTACGCAGAGAAACACTTCCTTGAGATGTCTGATCGTGAGCGTGAGGCTCGGCGGTTGGCTGATCTTGAGCGTTCTGGACGAGATGCAGTTGAAGGTGTGTATCCTGAAGAGCTAGTTATTCCTGCAACAAAAATGTTGCGTGGCGCTGGGGATGTTGTTAAAGAGGCTGGACAAAAAGCAATTCGTGCTGTTGATATGGCTATGCGCCCCAAAGTGGCTAATGAAGTTGTGCGCCCAAAGCGCGAATCAATTGGTTTGTTGGCAGAAAGAATGCCACAAAATCCTGAAAGTGTTACACACGCATATCGTCAAATCTCCCCAAGAGAATTACAAGATATTAGAGCAAGCAAATACGCACGGCCTGACCCTAATCCAGAAAAAACAAAAAGAATGTGGAATGCCGATAAAAAATGGTGGAGCGCTGGAGATGAGACTGGAATTTTTGGCCGCAACTGGCTACGGGGTAAAGACGCGGAGACAATTCGTACTACAGTAGATAAAGTTCCGCCTAATAAGGCGGTTAGGCGCAAAGATCTCCAAATTTTGAACAAAGAAACTGGAGAGTATGTGCCTCTAAAAAAAGGCGGTGTAGTCAAGGTAAAATCGCATCGTGGTGACGGCATAGCTCAACGTGGCAAGACGAAGGGGCGGTTTGTATGAGCAACCGTTTTGCCAACGGCGCGAAAGCGTTTGGGTTCTGTGATGTATGCGGCTTCCGGTTCGACCTGAAGAAGCTGAAGAACCTCGTTGTCAAGACCAAGCAAACTCAGACCAAAGCTTGCCCTCAGTGCTGGACGCCGGATCAGCCGCAGTTGCAGCTTGGGATGTATCCGATCAGCGATCCCCAGGCTTTGCGTGACCCGCGCCCGGATACAAATACTTGGTATCAATCAGGTACAAACGGATTGCAGACCAGCCCAAATTCAGGGACTGCGCCAGATGAAGATGGATTTCCTGGCGAAGGTAGCAGGACGATCCAATGGAATTGGAATCCGATTGGCGGGCCAAAAGATTTTGATGATGGGCTAACGCCGAATTGGTTGGCTTCCCGAGGGGAAGTAGGTACAGTAACGATTGTTGTGACGTAAGGAGTCTGACATGGCAATGACTTTGAAAGAACACGCTAAGTTGCCCGCAAGTAAAGCTCATGGCCCGAAGGCCAAAGGGTTTTACAAGGGCGGAAAGACAGACGCTGATATGCTGAAAATGGGGCGTGGTCTTGCCAAAGTCCGTAACCAGCAAACGGGGATGAAGAAGCCATGATGAAAGTTAAAAAGCTGGCCCCTGCCAAGCCTGGGCAACCGCAGGCTGTTGAGACTGTTCGTGACGGCATCTGCATGGTTGTAGGTAACGTGGCGGCAATGACTCCGCCAGCTACCAAAACAAGCGGCATCAAAATGCGTGGCACTGGTGCTGCTACCAAAGGCACGATGTCGCGTGGTCCGATGGGCTGAACATGAACTACACCGAGTTGCGAACCGCGATTCAAGATACTGCCGAGAACGATTTTAACTTCTCGGCAGATCCGTCTATTATTGACCGTTTTATACGGCAGACGGAGACTCGCGTTTACAACATGGTGCAGTTCCCCGCGTTGCGTAAGAACGTAACGGGGGTGACGTCTAATGGCAACAAATACTTGGCGTGTCCTGGTGACTTTTTGTCTGTTTATTCAATGGCTGTCATCAGCCTGACGACAGGCAATTATGAGTATTTGCTGAACAAAGATGTCAACTTTATCCGGTCGATGTACCCGAATCCAAACACGGGCGGCATTCCAAGGTACTACGCATTGTTTGGACCAGTGTCAAACCAAGAAAATGAATTGACATTTATTCTTGGCCCGACTCCAAACAATGTGTACAACGTTGAACTGCACTATTTCTATTACCCCGAAAGCATTGTTACTGCCGGTAATACATGGCTTGGCGATAACTTTGATCCGGTGTTGTTTTACGGTTGTCTTGTTGAGGCTGCTGTTTACATGAAACAAGAGCAAGATCTAATTGCTTTGTACGATAACAAGTTCAAAGAAGCGATCTTGCTTGCTACGCGCCTTGGTAATGGTCTGGAGCGCAGTGATTCGTATCGCACCGGCCAATCTAGGATGTCAGTCTCATGATCATCCAGTGCATTACGAACTCGTTCCGGGCAGAGATGCTGCAGGGTATCCACGACCTGGATACCGACGTGTTGAAGTTAGCTCTGTACACAGGGTCTGCGAACCTCTATCCAACAACGACCGTGTACACCACGGTGGGTGAGGTGGTGGCGTCGGGTTACGCGGCGGGTGGCGTAACATTAGCAGGCGTTACGATTAGCACTGGCACGGCATCAACGACTCAGCCTGCGGTGGTGTTTGTTGATTTCAACGATGTAGTGGTGAATGCGGCCTTGACGGCACGAGGCGCGTTGATCTACAACAGCAGCAAGGCCAATCGGTCTATTGCTGTTATTGACTTTGGTGCTGACAAAACGTCAACCACGACGTTTACCGTTCAGATGCCGCCCAATACTGCTAGTGCAGCATTGCTTCGTTTTCCTTGAGGTGCAACATGATTCAAGCTAAGGCAACTCCTTCAGATAAAGTTTCTGCCACTTTGACTTCGTTGCGCTATAGCGAAGCTCGTGCAAAAGGCGGCGGTGTTTTTAACGTTACCTGCATTGATTCGCAGGGCAACAAGAAATGGGAAACTGAAGTTCACAACTTGGTAGTTAACCAAGGTCTTCAGGACATGAACAACAAGTATTTTGCAGGTGTCACGTACTCTGCAACTTGGTATATCGGCCTGTACGGTGCGGCATCGTCAAACGATCCGTTGGCTACGGACACTGCAGCTACGCATCCTGGCTTTACCGAGATCACGCCGTATAGCAACGCGACGCGACCAGCTTGCACGTTTGGTGCGGCCACCTCGGCTGACCCGTCAGTGATTTCAAACTCAGCAAGTCCTGCGTCATTTAGCATCAACGCAGGCGCGACGGTGGGTGGTGCGTTTTTGATCAGCGACAACACCAAAGGCGGATCGGCTGGCGTTTTGTTCTCGGCCTCAGACTTTGGCGCACCTGGAGATCGTACTGTAGTCAGTGGCGACACCATCTTGGTGACATACACGTTCTCGCTTGATGCTGCTTGAGGTCAATCATGGCAACTAAGTTTGTAAAAGACCAACAGGTCAAAGTTATTGCGGTGATCCCTCAAGGCCCTGTGCAGAAGTTGCGCATGGACGATGATGGGATGATTTGGTATCTCATTCGATGGACTGATGCTGACGGCGCAACCCAGGAGCGGTGGTTCAAAGAGGATGATTTGACCGAGGTCTGAGATGGCCGAGGGCGGATGGGGATCAGGAACATGGGGTGAAGCTGGATGGGGGATGTCGGTCTATGACCGCAGTCTTTCAGAAACTTCAACCGTTTCAGACGCCAACAGTGCTGGCGTTTCCCTTGCCTCATCCATAAGTGAATCATCTACTGGAAGCGACGCAACAGTAACTATCCAGTCGTTTGTTATTGGCGTAACAGAAACAGCAACAGTTTCTGACGCAAGTGTTGGCAATGCAACATTTCTTGCAGATGTTGCAGAGTCTTCGCAAATTAGTGATGCCAACACGGCAGCGTTTACAGCAGCCACAAATGTAAACGAAGCAGCAGAGGTCAGTGATGCAAACAGTGCCGCACAGACATTTGCTACTAATGTTGCCGAATCTGCAACAGCGGCAGAACAAAATGTTGCTGGGCAAACATTTGCGTCTGATGTTTCTGAGTCCTCAGTAGGATCAGATGCAATATCTGCAATTACTGCTTTCGTTGGAGCAATAACTGAAAGTTCGACTGGAAATGATGCGGTTAACACAAATCACATCGTGGCAGCATTTGTGGCTGAAACTGCGTTGGCTAGTGATGCAGCAAACACAAAACAAACTTTCGTTATTTTTATCAATCAGGCTGCGTCGGCTCAAGAAATTGTCATTTCAAACCAGACGTTTGTTGCGTCTGTGTTTGAGAGCTTGTCGGCCACTGGGGTGTTCACGGCTCGGCCTTTGTGGATACCGATAGATGACACGCAGACGGCAAACTGGCAGACTATAGGTACTGCGCAGACTCCAGGGTGGTCGCTGATCCCGACGACGCAAAACCCCAATTGGACAGAAGTTCAAACTTGAGGAACTGACATGGCTACTAATTACACTTCCCTTTTGGGGCTTGCGCTTCCGACCACAGGTGAGCTTCAAGGTACCTGGGGCACGACGGTCAATGATGCCATCACCAGTCTGCTGGATACGGCGGTCGCAGGCACGACGACGCTCAGTGCAGATACTGATGTAACCCTGAGCTCCACCACGGGCGCGGCCAATCAGGCTCGGCAGGCGATCATTCTGTGGACGGCTAACGGTACGGTCACCCGTAACATTACGGCCCCGGCACAGAGCAAGGCTTATGTTGTCATCAATGATTCTGCTGGAACGCAGAGCATTGTGATCCGTGGGGTTGGGCCGACCACAGGTGTGACGATTGTCAAGGGCGAGAAAGCTCTGGTTGCCTGGAACGGCTCAGACTTCGTCAAGGTTGCGACGGCAGGTGGATCTGGTTCGTTTACCAATGTCACGGTATCTGGGACTACGACGCTCTCAGGGCTGTCTGCATCGACGGCGCTTGCGCTAAACGCCAGCAAAGAAGTTGTTTCTGTCACCAACACAGGTACAGGCAACAATGTTCTTGCTACAGACCCCACGATGACATTGACGAATGCCACGGGGTTGCCGATTTCTACGGGGGTTTCAGGGCTGGGTACAGGGGTTGCGTCGGCGCTTGCTGTTAATGTTGGCACCGCAGGCTCACCGGTAGTCAACGGTGGTGCGCTGGGTACGCCCGCTTCCGGGACGTTGACCAACGTATCAGGTCTGCCTCTTACTACTGGTGTGACCGGTACGCTGCCGGTGGGTAATGGGGGAACCGGGGCGACGACGCTGACCGGCGTTGTGATCGGTAACGGAGCCAGTGCGTTCACGGTAAAGACCAATCCGACCGGCGCGTTTGTTGGCACGACGGACACTCAGACACTGACGAACAAGACCATCCAGGATCGGGTTGTAACGATTGCTGATGGCACCAGCGTCACGATTGACGCGGATACGACAGATCTTGCCATTCAGGCCAACACGCAGGCGGCTGGCACGTTGACGATGAATGCCCCGACGGGCACACCGTATAGCGGTCAGAAGTTGGTCTTTAGGCTACAAAGCACTAACGTGCAGACGTTCTCATGGAACGGAATATTTGCCGGGTCGTCTGATCAGGCTCTGCCGACGGCATCCTCTGGGTCTAGCAAGTATGACTACATGGGATTTATCTACAACAGCACGGCAAGTAAGTGGCAGCTTCTTGCCAAGAACTTTGGATTCTGATCATGATCAAGATTGATTTTGAGTTTGACACGCCCTACGGGGTTTTTCGTGATGCGCTGCATCTGCCTGTAAATCACACGTTTACAGATGCTGAGATTCAAGCGATGAAAGAGCAGCGGCGGGACAACTGGATTGCAGTGGTGACCGCTCCTCCGGCAGAAAACACTGATGGTGAGTAAACATGGCTGACAGGTACTGGGTTGGCGGAACGGCATCTTGGGACGGCACCGCAGGCACTAAGTGGGCCTTGACCTCTGGTGGGGCCGGGGGGCAGGCCATCCCTACGTCCGCCGATGACGTTTTCTTTGACGCCGCATCCGGTGCCAACACTGTCACCATAGCCGCCGGTAACACCGGGGCCAAGTCCATCAACTGCACAGGGTTTACGGGAACTTTGGCGGGTTCTACCGCCATCACAGTATCTGGCAGCGTGACTCTGGTTGCCGGGATGACGGTGACCTACACAGGCACGTTGACGCTGGCGGGTACGGGTACGCTGACCAGCGCGGGCAAAACGCTTGGCCCGGTGACAGTCAACGGCAGCGGCATTACGGTGACGTTGGGGGATGCGTTAACTCTTGTTTCTACTAGCTCTGGCATTCTCACTGTGTCGCAAGGCACGTTTACAACTTCTGCTAGTAACTACAGCATCACTTGCGCCACGTTACGATCTGATACTGCTGTCGCGCGCACAATCTCTCTCAACGGCAGTACATTAAATCTTGGTATTGGTAGCCCCACATTAGCGGTAAATTTTACTTCAACAAACCTAACCTTTAACGCTGGCACATCGCAAATAAATTTAGCAAATAACGCAGTTTTACTTGGGGCTGGAGCTACTTTTTACAACGTAGCTTTTACAAGTACGACAGCAGATACAAGAGAAATTAGAGACGCAAATACTTTTAATAATCTGGCTATTACTGCCCCTTCTTCCGCAGGTGTTACCCAAGTCACCTTTAATTCCCGCCAGACCATCAACGGCACCCTGTCAACCACAGGCACCGCAGGCAACCGTCGAGTCTGGTTCCGTGGGGTCACTTACGGTCTGGCCCAGACCCTCACCGTCAACTCCACCCCGAGCCTGACGGATGCTGACTTCCGTGACCTGTACATCATAGGCACTGCCGCGCCGATCAGCGGCACCCGCATCGGCAACCTGCGTGGATGCAGCGGCATCACGTTCAGCACACCAAAAACGGTGTATTGGAACCTCTCAGGCGCTCAGAACTGGTCAGCTAATGGATGGGCAACTACTTCAACGGGTACGCCTTCAACAGATAACTTCCCGCTGGCGCAGGACACCGCGACATTTACGAATGCTGGGTCGGTGACGGGCGCGATCACGATGGATTCTGCCGTGCCGTACACGGGCACGGTGGATATGTCGGGTCGTACAAGTGCGATGACGTTGAGTGTTGGTTCTGCTCAAACAATTTACGGTAACTGGACAAACGGTTCTGGCACAACAATTAGCGGAGCGTCAGCATTAACTTTTTCTGGACGTAACACGCAAACTATTACTAGCGCGGGCAAGACGTTTAATAGCAACATAACTATTGATACTTACGGTGGCACTGTTGAATTGGCGGACGCGATTAACATTGGCGGCAACACCCTCACCGTCACAAACGGCACGTTTGATACAAAGAACTACAACATTACAGCTGCATCGTTTTCTTCCAACAACAACAACGTACGTGAAATTAGGCTGGGAAGCAGCACGTTGACGTTAAGCCAGTCAGGCACGGCAATACAGCTTAATTCAACAAATTTAACTTTTAACGCAGGCACTTCACAAATAAACTTAAGCGGGTCAAGCGCACAAATTAACGGGTCTGGAAACACGTTTTATAACGTGTCTTTTACAAGCACGACGGCAGGCACCCGAAGCATTAATAACGCAAATACGTTCAATAACGTAGATGTTACTGCGCCCTCGTCCGCAGGTTTAGTTCAGCTACAGTTTGATTCCAACCAAACCATCACCGGCACCCTCACCGTCGCCGGAGCCTCGCCAGTCCGTCGCATCTTTGTCCGTTCTGACACCCTTGGCACCGCCCGCACACTGACGGTCGGCACCCTGAGCGCCACCGACTGCGACTTCCGCGACATCACGATTGCTGGGGCGGCGGCAGGCTCATCGCCTACCCGCGCAGGGGACTGCGGCGGCAACACGGGCATCACGTTCCCAGCGGCCAAGACGGTCTACTGGAACCTCGCCGGGGCGCAAAACTGGTCAGCAACGGCTTGGGCACCGGGCTCTGGGGGTACACCGGACATCAACAACTTCCCGCTGGCCCAAGACACGGCGGTGTTTGACGAAGCCGCAGGCAGCGTGACGGGCACGATCACGATCAACGCCGCGTGGAACATCGGTACGTTTGACGCATCTGCGCGTACCAGCGCAATGACGCTAACGACTAGTAGTAATTTGCCATTAGTTCATGGCGATTGGAAGTTTGGCACTGGCGTTACTCAAAGTGCTACTACAGGATCAATTACGTTTGCTAAACGTGGCACACAAACAATCACCAGCAACGGCGTTCAGTTTGGAAGCCCTGTAACTATAGACAGTGTGAATGGAACGGTTCAGCTTGCTGATGCGTTCGATGTGTCAAACGCTGGGGGCGGAGGCGGTTTTGCTTTAACTAGCGGTACTTTTGATGCTGTTTCTTACAATATAACGGCGGCGGGCGTCACCATATCTGGTTCTGTTGCTAGAACTTTGAAAATGGGTTCTGGTACATGGACAATAACAGGTGTTGGCGCAGCCACATGGAACGCAACTACAACAACAAACCTAGCGTTCTACAAAGGCACGGCCAATATTGTCTTGTCCAACACAAGCACTTCCGCCCGTACTTTTGATGGCGGCGGTTTGTCCTATAACAAACTCACCATCGGCGGCACAACCGGCACCAGCACCCTCACCATCAACGGCGACAACCAATTCACCGAGCTTGCCAGCACCAAGACCGTGGCCCACACCATCGCGTTGGGCGGCACGACGCAGACCTTCGGCAAGTGGACGGTGACGGGCACCGCTGGCAACGTTGTCACTCTGACCGGCACGGGCACCAGCCACATCCTTGCAGGCGCTTGCACCAGTGGTATTGATTACCTTGCGATGGGCAGCATTGGCTTCGCAGCCACCAGCCCAGGTGAGTTCTACGCAGGGGCCAACAGCACGGCAACTGCGGCGGTAGCTCCGGTGTATCTGACGGCCAAGCCTGCAGACAGCACACGGTACTGGGTCGGCGGCACGGGCAACTGGAGTGACACGGCCCGCTGGTCTACAGGCTCTGGAGGAGCTTCTGGGGCTGCTGTGCCCCGCAGCCACGACGATGTGGTGTTTGATGCTGCGTCCAACGCCACGGCTTACACAGCCACGGTGAATGCAGTCACTGGCGGCATCCGCATGAAGTCGCTCACCATCGCTGGCCCTGCATCGGGCAACTTGACGCTGGCTGGTTCAACAACAATGGTGGGTATTCACGGCAATGTGACGCTGCCTGCGACGGGGTTGACGCGGACGTATACCGGAACAATGACGCTATCGAGTAATTCGGCGGGGCTGACATTTACAACCAACGGTGTGGCATTAAGTCCCAATCAATTAGAAATAAATGGAGTTGATTGCGGATGGACATTAGGAAGCGCTTTAGACATCGGTGCCAATGGTCTTATTATAACAAATGGGTCTTTTAGTCTTTCCACATACAACTTGTCCTGTGGAGTCATAACATCTAATAACGCCAATTCTAGAACCATAAATTTTGGTTCAGGTACAACTACTATTGCGGCATCTAATGTTATTTCGTTTGGTACGACAGAAACAAATCGAGCCAACCTTACTGTTACCGCCAGCACATCGCAAATCAATTGTTCTAGTGCAAGCCCCACATTTTCCGGCAACAACCAAACTTTCTATAACGTCAGCTTCACCAGCACAAGCGCAGGCACCGTCACTTTTAACGGTGCCAACAGCTTCAACAACCTGTCCTTCACTGGCATTACTTCTGCTGGCCTAAAGGTCATTTCTCTCAGCGCCAACCAAACCGTTACCGGCACCTTGACCTTCTCCGCAGGCACTGACGCCACGATGCGTCACTTCTGCCGGTCAAACACGATTGGCACCACGCGCACGATCACGGCGGCAGCGGTATCCATGACCGATGTGGACTTCCGTGACATCACCATCGCAGGCGCAGCAGCACCGGCCTCCGGTACGCGGATCGGGGACTGCAAGGGCAACAGCGGGATCACGTTCACTGCTGCGGCTAACAAGTATTGGAACCTTGCGGCTGGCGGGAACTGGGGCGGGGCTATTGGCTGGGCAACGAGTAGCGGCGGCACACCGGCCATCAACAACTTCCCCTTGGCTCAGGACACCTGCTTCTTTGAGGCCACAGGGCTGAACAGTGGCGCTACGGTCACCATTAACGCAGGTTACAACATCGGCACCATCGATATGTCGGCTCGGACGACAAACACGATGACGCTTACAGCATCAACGGATTATCAAGTTCACGGAAACTTTATAAATGGGACTGGTACAACTTTAAGCGGTGTGACTACTGTTACTTTTACAGGTAGAGGCAGTCAAACAATTACAAGCGCCGGTAAAAATTTTGTTGGAGCGCCGGATATAAATTCACCTTCTGGTACTGTTACATTGCAAGATGCGTTAACATTACCTGCCACTAATCTTTCAATTACTAGAGGTATATTTTCGGCAGCTTCATACAATGTAACTGTGTCAACTGGATTTGTCGGTTCTAGTAATACCAATACTAGAACAATTGATATTGGATCTGGAACTTGGACTATTGCTAGCGCCAGCGGGTGGGGCACATCTACTTCTACCAACCTCACCGTCACCGGCACCGGCACTATCAGCCTGACCTCAGCTTCTGCTAAAAGTTTTCACGGTGGCGGGGTCTCCTACACCAACATCACACTCATCCAAGGTGGCGCGGGTACG